AGAAAGAGATTTTCTCCTTGGCTTCGGAAGGATAAAGATTCCGATCTTGACATCGTCAAATCATACTATGGTTATAGTAATGAGAAAGCTCGTCAAGTCATGAGGATTTTATCCACTGAACAAATTAACTACATGAAACAACGACTTGACATTGGTGGTAAAAAATGACACAAACAGCTGAACCACAGGTTTCCTGGTCTCAAGATAAGATGATTGAGGTCAAGTTAAACGAACCTGATGATTTCTTGAAAGTGAGAGAAACTCTTACGAGAATTGGTGTAGCTTCTAGGAAAGAAAAGAAACTTTACCAATCCTGCCATATTCTTCATAAGCAGGGTAAATATTACATCGTACACTTTAAGGAGTTATTTGCTCTCGATGGCAAATATGCTAATCTTACTGTTAATGATGTTCAGCGTAGGAATCGTATTACTCGGTTGCTTTCTGACTGGGGTCTAGTATCAGTTGTTATTGAAGATAGTATCCTTGATATTGCTCCTTTGAATCAGATTAAAGTTCTCCCTTATCGTGACAAGAACGATTGGGTATTGGAACAGAAGTATAATATTGGTAAAAAAGTCAAAGAAGAAGAATCTAAATAAGTCTGAGTCTTTCGTGCAGACTCTACGAATGTCGGAAACCCGTATGAGGGAGTGTAGTTTTTACTACACCCCTCTTTTTTGTATCTGTTATAATTAGTGTGTAAGAGGTTCGGGTTCTACGGAATCCCCTTTTACGCTAAAGATGCCTTCGGGGTCTTTACTTTACATACTCGCTTACTAAGGAGAACTATGTCTACACTAGCAAGGTATAATGTTGCCAATATTGACCAACTGGTTGATAGAATCGCAAGAAATAGTATTGGAATGGAAGACTACTTCAATCGTGTCTTCACCCATGAAACAAACAACTACCCACCATATAATCTAGTTGCTATAACTGAAGATCAGTTCAAACTAGAAATTGCATTGGCTGGTTTTGCTGAGACCGATGTGAAGGTCTTCACAGAACGGGGTAAACTGGTTATTGAGGGAGCTAAGGCTACTGACACACCTGATGACGCATATGTCCATCGTGGTCTCGCACAGAGGTCTTTCACCAGGGCTTGGACCATCGCTGATGATACCGAGGTCAAGTCTGTTGATTTTATGAATGGTCTTCTCACTGTCACTCTGGGTAGAATTGTTCCAGAGAAACATCAGAAGAAACTTTGGTTTGGAACTGAAGACAATTCATAGTGTAATCTGATACTAAAAGTGTATCACTATGATACACTTTTTCTATATAATTATGTACTATGGAGGACGACTTATGAATTTTACAGCCGCCACTCTTTCAATTGGGACCGCAATGACTCTTTTTTTCAATGGGTTCCTTGGGGGCACATTCCCCTAATAGTCCCCCCAGTATAGAGACTTTTTATTTTACGACACCATAATGGCACTATTCGCACTCTTCTCAGTCCTTACCGTATCATCAATCGGAGCATACAAACTAACACCAAAATCAGAAAAAGAAGAATTATTTTTTCCTTATTGAATAAATAAAACTGAATATCGTCGCCGCGGGGGAAACTGGCACAATCCAGTTGACACCCCCCTTTTTTTATGCTATACTTTAATCGATAAAGAACTACCTATGCCCAAGAAAGAAAAGAAAGACAGTAAGGGTCGTAAAGAGGAGTGGAGTTGGGAAGAGACTCCTGAAACGAAAGCAGCTATTGCTCGTCTTCATGATACTATTCGTAAACTGGAATCAGAAGCTTCTGACTATGGAGTTGGTAAATGACAATTAAACTTGCACTACTGAAGTCTGGTGAAGATATCATTGCTGATATGGAGGAGATGGTTGCAAATGACCAGGTAGTTGGATACTTTTTTAAGTATCCTTGTTCTGCCAAATTAATTGGTAATGAGTTAAACAGAGAAGGTAAAGGGCCATTCAAACTAAGATTGACACCATGGATGCCACTTAGTAAGGACACTACTATTCCTGTTGTTGCTGACTGGGTCATTAGTATTATGGACCCAATAGATGATCTAAAAGAAACTTACGAAAAAGGCATTAAAAGTTATGGAAATCAAGAATCTGAAGTTACTGGTACTGATGAACAATCAGTTGATTCTGAGTCAGATTGAGGAAGTGACTTCTGAATTAGGTGAACCTGATTGTAGGTTAATTGAACCTTTTGTAGTCAGTACATCAGATAATAAGATCACTATACAAGAAGGGATGATGGTCTTATCTCCTTGGTTGATGAATGTGACCAATCAAAATACATTTATGGTTAGTTCGGATAAGATCTTGACTATTGTGGATCCTAACACTAAACTTACTAAGAAATATGGGGAGATGTTAGACAGAGAATGAGATTCTATACTAATGTCCAGATGATTGGTAACAACTTTCTCGTCCGAGGATATGAAGACGGCCGGAAGGTGATGTTTCAGGAAAAGTATAACCCTACCCTCTTTGTCAAATCAAAGAAGGTGACCAAGTGGAAAACACTTGAGGGTCAACATGTTGAACCTATTCAACCTGGATTGGTAAGAGATTGTAGAGAGTTCATCAAAAAGTATGATGGTGTAGAAGGATTCAGTGTCTACGGAAACGAGAGATACGTCTATCAATATATCTCAGATAAGTATACTGAAGAGGAGATTAAGTTCGATATCAACAAAGTCGGACTTGTCACGATGGATATTGAGGTCCAGTCTGAAGAAGGATTCCCTAGCCCAGACTCATGTTCTGAAGAGATGTTGTCTATCTCTATTCAAGACTATGCGACCAAAGAGATTACCACTTGGGGTCGTCATCCCTATACTCCCACACAGAAGAATGTAACTTATCACTACCATAGTGATGAAGTTGCAATGCTTGAATCTTTCCTATATTGGTGGGAACAAAATACTCCTGATGTGGTTACTGGTTGGAATGTTCGTTTATACGATATTCCATATCTCTGTGGTCGGATGTCTCGTATCATGGGTGAGAAAAAGATGAAACAACTTTCACCATGGAAGATGGTAGACCATGATGTGATTGGTATCTCTGGTCGTGAATATAATGTCTACTCTATTGTTGGTGTCACTACACTCGACTATCTGGAACTCTACAAGAAATTTACTTATGTAAATCGTGAGTCCTATCGACTGGACTTTATCGGTGATGTTGAGCTGGGACAAAAGAAACTGGATCACAGTGAGTTTGATACCTTCAGAGATTTCTATAGGGGTAACTGGAAAAAGTTCATTGACTACAACATCAAAGACGTTGAACTTGTTGACCGTCTGGAAGACAAGATGAAACTGATTGAGTTGGTCATCACTATGGCATTTGATGCAAAGGTGAACTTCATTGACCCTATGGCTCAAGTCCGTATGTGGGACACAATCATCTACAACTATCTCAAGAAGAGGAACATTGTCATTCCACCTAAGAATAGGTCTGAGAAGAATGACAAGTTTGCTGGAGCATATGTCAAGGAACCTAAACCAGGTGTCTATGAATATGTGGTGTCTTTTGACTTGAACTCCCTGTATCCTCACTTGATGATGCAGTATAATATCTCTCCTGAAACACTCATGGATGAGAGGCACCCTAGTGTGACAGTCGATAAGATTTTGGATGAGAAACTCAACTTTGAACTTTACAGTGACTATGCTGTCTGTGCTAACGGAGCTATGTTCCGTAAAGATACTAAGGGTTTCCTACCTGAATTGATGGAGAAGATGTATGCTGATCGTAAGGTCTTCAAGAAGAAGATGTTGAAGGCTAAACAACAACTGGTGGATATTGAAGCTGAAATGAAACGACGAGGTATTAAGTAATGGGATATTTGATTGGTGGGGCTGGTGAAGGTGCTGAACAGGAAATAACAGCATCCTCTGACAATCCCTTTGCAAATCTGTCTAATACTGATTTAATACGGTTGAGAGATCAGACAGAAAAAGATGTCGCGAAGTTCAACAATTTCCAGATGGCTCGTAAGATTGCACTCAACTCTGCTTATGGTGCAATCGGTAATCAGTATTTCCGTTACTATAAACTGGCCAATGCGGAAGCGATTACGCTTTCTGGTCAAGTCTCTATCCGTTGGATTGAGAATAAAGTAAATGGATATCTAAATAGTTTGTTAAAGACAGAAGATGTTGACTATGTCATCGCATCTGACACTGATTCAATTTATCTTAATTTCGGACCTCTTGTTGATAAATTTTTTAGCAATAAGTGCGGCGAGAAGACTAAGATTGTGGGAATCATTGACCAGATTTGTCAGGACAAACTGGAACCGTTTATTGAGAAAAGCTACCAGAAACTCGCGACATATGTAAACGCTTACGACCAGAAGATGCAGATGAAGCGAGAGAACATCGCTGATCGTGGCATCTGGACGGCAAAGAAACGATACATCCTCAATGTTTGGGACAGTGAGGGTGTCAGGTATGAGGACCCAAAACTGAAGATCATGGGTATCGAAGCTGTCAAGTCTTCGACACCAGCACCCTGTAGGGACATGATTAAAGGTGCTCTGAAGTTGATGATGAATGGGACTGAAGAGGATGTCATTAAGTACATTGATGACTGTAGGGGTAGGTTCAACAAGATGACACCTGAGGAGATTGCTTTCCCTCGTAGTGTTTCTGATGTAAACAAACATAAGAATCACGCCACCATCTATGGTAAAGGGTGTCCAATGCATGTTCGTGGATGTCTCCTACATAATCACTTGGTGAAGGAGATGAAATTGGAATCTAAGTATTCCCTCATCAGTAATGGTGACAAGATTAAATTCATTCACCTGTTTAAACCAAATCCCATTAGGGAGAACGTGGTTTCATTTGCCTCTGATTTTCCATATGAATTTGGACTTGGCAAATACATTGATTATGACCTACAATTCAACAAAGCCTTCCTTGATCCCGTTAAGGTAATTCTTGACGCTATTGGATGGAATGTTGAGAAAACAGTAAACCTAGAAATTTTCTTCGGATAAATGGACTTACCAATCAACGACAAAGAATTGGCCACTATTGTGAGTGCCCTTAGACTGGGAGGTGACGCAGCACTTTATCAAAAACTTACTAGAATCAAAGAGATTCGTGACGCCAATCCTGGTGGTCCATACAAGAAGATCGCTCGTGAACAATACGGATTTGTAATTTAATGGATTTTTTAAAAGATATTGTAAAAGAGATCGGAGATGACTATACCAAACTGGCAAGAGACATCGACGACACAGAAACTTACGTGGACACAGGTTCGTACATCTTTAACGGACTTTGTTCAGGTAGTATATTTGGTGGTGTATCTGGGAATAAGATTACTGCCATTGCTGGGGAGTCTTCTACTGGAAAGACTTTCTTTAGTCTCGCTGTGGTTAAGAATTTTCTGGATAGTAATCCTGGTGGTTACTGTCTGTACTTTGACACTGAAGCAGCAGTTAATAGGTCTCTTCTCGAAAGTCGTGGAATTGACTTAGAACGGTTAGTTGTTGTAAATGTTGTTACAATTGAAGACTTCCGATCTAAGGCTCTAAAGGCTGTGGATA